CTTGGCTGAAAGCAGGGACTGACCGTGGGTTTCATGGATCGCCTGAAAAGCATCTTCAACACGGTTGCCACCGATGGTCAGGAGATTGGCGCTGTCTTCAACGCCGTCCAGTCTGCCCCGTTCTCTACGATCAAAGACGCCATCGGCGCACTGCAGGCTGGCGGCATGAGCGGCCTGCAGACCGATCTCAGTCAGGTTGCTCACAACCAGGTAACGAACACCATCCCAGGTACGCTGGGCACGGACATCACCAAAGCCGCAAACTTCGGTCTCGACAAGGTAAACCGCGCTGGCTCGACGTTCAACTTCATCGCGTCCGGCCAAGGCGACCAGGCTCCCGACTCCTCAAACGTGCACGGATTCGGGGAGACTGTCTCGTTCGCAGCGTCCGCGCTCGCGCACGACGTTCGTCAAGGCTGGAACAACTCAGCTACGAACTCGTACGGCCAGGAGTACGCACGCCTGCTGGACCCCGGCATGTCTGACCCGGCATACGAGAACGCCAAGAAGAACAGCCCTGTCTTCAACATAACGTCAGGCACCATCGACCTGATGAAGAACATCTACGGCGACCCGGTGAACCTCGCCTTCGCGGGCGGAACCAACATCATCAAGGCCAACAGGCTGGGTATCGCTGGCGCACAGCGGGCCGAACTGTCGGCCGCCATTGACACTGGCACGGGTGTCACGGTGGCCTCCAGGCCCCGCCAGGCTCTCGCCAAGATACTCACCGGCACTGTCGCCCAGGGCAGCATGGGCAAGGCGATGGACGACTTCTTCGCTGGTACCGAAGACTTCCGTAACCAGACGATGAAGAAGCTCGGCGTAACGGACCTTGAGTCCAAGACGACCCGCACCCTGGTGCCTCCGGTAGAGACTCCCGGTACTCACGTCCAGCCTTCGCTGTACCCTGAGCACGACCCACAGGGGACCCTGAAGACGACGGTGGAGAAGACCGACGCATACCTGCTGCGTCCATCTGACTTCCGCGCTGCGTTCCCACAGCTTGAGGCCACGGCCGATCCGGCAGCGGCCGCCAACGCCTTCGTGAGCGTGGCTCGGTTGTCAGACCCCCTGCTTCGCAGGCAGGGCGTTGATTTCATCACGCAGTACCTGTATGGCGACAATGGAGCACTGGCCCGCCTCGCGGACGTCCAGTCCCGCGAGTTCGCCCGTGCGGCGAACAGCCTGAGCCGCGCCGGTTCCACGGTGAACGAGGGCGAACTGCTCGCTGAGTTCGGGCCGAACGATCCGATGAACAAGGCCCTGGCCGCCAACAACCTGGAGTGGATCAAGGGCATCCACGGTGACGATGCCATCACCACGATTCAGGATGACCTCAACCGACTTGCGCAGGTCGGTGCCCGGTCTCTCAAGTTCCTGCCGCAGTACAGCCCTGAGGCTGTGGCGAAGCTCGGCCGGATGCCTGGCCGTTACTTCGGTCCGAACATTGACGACGTCGCCGCTTCCATGCCCCTGGAACGGGTCCTACAGGACTCCGCGCAGGAGGCTGGGGTAACTGTCCACGGAGTCGTTGCGGAGCGCCTGGGGGCGCTGCAGAAGGCCGCCAACACGGTCGCCCGTGCGGCTGACGCCGCACGTCCCAGCAGGGCCATCAACGCTGTGACGGGTGCGCTCAACACGCGCCTGCCTACCGGCCTCGTAGACCTCGTAGAACTGAATGCTGGGCACAAGGAGATCGTCAGCCAGCTGCAGTTCGTCGGTTCGAACCCGGAAGTGGTGCGGCACTTCGCCAACGCCTTCGACGGTGCTCAGACCTCTGAGTCGCGCTTCGCTGTGGCAGAGGCTACCGAGAAGGCGGCCATCAAGACACTGGCCGTCAGGGCGAAGGTCTCGCAGTCCGCTGCCGACGAGATCGTCCAGGGCCTCAGGGAGACCCGAGCGTCAGCCGGTGGTTCCGGTGGTGACGGTGCCCTCTCGGCGGCCGTCAACAAGGAGACCGGCAAGACAGTCAGTACCGTCCCGCTGGTGCAGCAGCCCAACTCGTTCAACGGGGTCAACCTCGTACAGCTGCAGAAGATCCTCAAGCGCGAAGGCCGGCACGTCCAGGCCAGCGAAGACTTCATCGCCCAGGCCCAGAAGGCGTTCGGCCCTACGGCCGACGGGCTGTACGACTTTGCCGACAGCGCGTTGCACTTCATTACCAAGGTGTCCAAGTTCTCCATGCTGTTCCGTGGTGGCTACGCCGCCCGTAACCTTGTGGACAACGATCTGCGCACCTACTCCCAACTGGGTGCCAAGATTGCAGCCACGGTCATGATCGACCGTATCGGTGTCGTTGGCAATGCAATCACGCGGCGGAACTCTGCCCGCGCAATGCTCTCCCGCGCATTGCAGGCGAAGACCGAGGCGACGTCGCTTGAAAGCATCATCGCCACGGGGGCTGCCCCGGCAGGGTCAGCAGAGCGCTTGGCCGAGCTGAACGCTAAGATCGACCGAGGTGCGCAAGGCTTCTACGAGCACTCCGGCCAGGCCCGCAAGGGACCCACGGTTGGTGGCAACACCCTGCCTGCTGCGTTCGAGGGCGAGGGCACGCAGTACTGGGGGCGTGCAGCGAACACCGTCGCTGAGAATCAGATCAACGACCTTGCCACCGCCATCAACAAGAACTTGTCTGCCCACGGTGGCTACAAGATCCTCGAACCGGGCGACAAGGACTGGTCCGCCAATCTGACGAGGATTGTCAACAACCAGATCGGACAGGACCCTGCCCTCATGCGGGTTGTCAATGGCGACAACATCGCAGGTCTAGAAGCCTGGATGACCAAGAACCCAGAGGGCCGGCGTTACCTTACACAGATCGGCACTGACGTAGCCGATGCTCACGACGCTGCGAGCGACCTGTTCTTCCATGCCAAGCACTACACTCGCGGACCAATAGCCGACCGGCTCGCCAATGGCGGGAAGGTCATGCCCCAGGAGATCGACAAGTGGTTCCCGTCCGAGACGGACAGGTTCCAGATCCACGGACAGTCCCTTGATCGCACCACCGGTAAGAGCCAGCTCCAGGACAAGATCAACGGCATCCTGAACTCCGCCATGAAGTTCATCGGTGACATGCCGGATGACGCGCTTACGCGGCACCCGCTGTTCGCTGGCATCTACAACAAAGAGGGCCAGCGCCAGCTTGCGATGATCCCTGACGGCCAACTCCTTGGCAACAAGGAAGTCAACGCAATGGCCGCCTCTGGCCGGGAGATCGCCTTGCGGCAGGTTCGTCGCACGCTGTTCGCGGGTGACAGGTACACCTCTGCTGCACAGAAGATGCGCCACATCAGCCCGTTCTTTGCTGCGTACCAGGAGGGGCTGCACTCTTACGGGCGCATCTTTACCGAGAACCCGCACGCACTCTACCGCATCTCGCAGGCGTGGAACGCCCCGAACAAGATGGGGATTGTCGTCAACGACAAGGGCGAGCCCGTCAAAGCCGGCGATGGCATCACCACCAACGACATGATGGTCATACGGGTTCCGGGCTGGGGTGGCAGGAAGTGGGCCGAGGATCACGGCTACTTCGGTGTGCACATCAGCAAGACCTCGTACAACATCATCACCCAGGGCGACCCCTTCTACTCTCCGGGGTTCGGCCCGCTCGCGCAGTACGGCATCGGCAAGCTGGTCAAGACCTTCCCCAAGACGGAGGACGTCTACAAGACGTTCATCAGTTCCTACGGTGTGCCAGCCAACTTGGTGGACTCCTTCATACCCGCTACAGAAAAGCGGATCAAGTCGGTTGCGCTCCAGGAACAAGACCAGGCATGGAGCACTGCGTTCCAGCAGAACATCGCTGACCTGCACACCGAGGTCAACCTCGGTAAGCACAAGCCGACTGGTATGGCGCAGCTGGAGAAGGAAGCCAAGGACCGTACCAATCAGGTGATGTGGCTGCGAGTGGCGAACAACGCACTCAACCCGTTCCCACCTTCGCCGGTCTCTGAGTTCCAGTTCTTCCGGGACCAGTACCACGTGCTCCAGGAAGTAGGGCGTAACCAGCACGCGGACGACCCCGGTTGGGCTGACCGGCAGTTCATCATGGACAACGGGGATGCGTACTTCCCGCTCATGCAGACCGCTTCCAAGAGCAACGGTGGGGTTGACGCAACAGCCAACACGCAGTCCGCTGCGAACAAGTACAAGGACGTCATCGGCACGCTGCAGACCCCACGTCTCATGGGTGCCATCATCGGCCCCGAAGGGACCGGTAAGTTCAGCAGCACCGTCTACGGCAACCAGTACGGCGACAAGATCAACCAGCTCGACTCGGGTGACACCAACAATGTCCGGTCCAAGATGTCTCCGAACGATGCGGCTGTTGCCCTGCAGGTCAACCAGGGCTGGTTCCAGTACCAGAAGGTTATCACGGACCTGAACGCCATGGCCATCGAACGTGGTGGCCAGTCATACAAGGACTTCGCCGATCTCTCCGCCGTGACACACACGCTGATTAACCAGCTCGGTCACGACGCCAACGGCAACTCTAACCTGTGGTACGACGATTTCATGTCGCACAACGCTCAGGACTTCGAGTCGAAGGTTCTGCCTGACATGGCCAACATTGTTGCCGCTCCAGGTCTGGCCAAGCGGCCGGACATTCAGCTGCTCTCGCAGTACCTGACGGTTCGCAATCAGTTCAAGGCGATGCTTATGCAACGCAAGGCTGCCGGTGGTTCGGGAACAATGACCACCAAGGCCAACATGGATATTGCCACAGCGTATGCCCAGTTCGTCGGCAAGCTCGCCAATCAGAACTCGGTGTTCAGTGAGAACTGGGTGTCGAAGTGGATCGACCACGACCCGCTGTACGTTGACAAACTCGCCGTTGGGAGTGCCTGACCGTGGCTAGGAACACCACCCGCGAAGGCGGGCGCAATGCCCCGGCATGGGCCACGAACTCTCCGGACTACGTGGCACCGCCACCTCCGCCGCCCAGGACGTCACCGCAGCCTGCGCAGTTGCTGCCGAACGCCCAGCCGACAGCAGCTCCACCGATGGCCTCACAGGCACCGGCTACGCCCGGCATGGCGAACGGTCAGGCCACGCAGGTGACGGGCGGTGGTGCTCAGCCCGGTGACGCCGCGATCATCAGCGCGGGGCTGCCGGCACTGGGTGATCCCGACTACGCCGCAAAGGCATCTGCCTACATGGCAGCGATGCAGCGGTCCAACGGTGGACAGGTGGGCGGTACGGGGACCGCCGACCCCGTGCTGTTCTGGGGGTCGAAGACCGCCCCCCGCAAGTACGCGGCGAACCCAACGCGCCCAGGCGGGATGTGGAGCGGGGAAACCCCGTTCACTTATCCCGGCACCAAGGGCGTCACCACGAACACCACGGTGACCCAGACCCAGGCCCTGCTGGACATCTACAAGTGGTCACCGGCCAAGGTGCAGAAGGAGATTGCCAAGCTTCGATCCTACGGGTTCGACGTGCAGGGCAACGACCTCCAGGCCCTGGAGCCGTGGTGGAAGCAGATGGTGGTGGCGTCAGAGCAGTTCTTGAAGGTTCACAAGAACGTGTCTCCGTTCGACGCCCCTGCCCTGATGGGCTCTAAAGCTGCGGGTGATGCGCTCGCCCAGACCGCTGCGCAGAAGGCGGCCTCTAGTGGCGCGTACTCCAAGGATAGTACGTCTAGCGAGGTGGACAGCATCAACCCCGGTGACGCACAGACGATCCTGAACAAATCACTGTCTGAGCACCTCGGACGTGCCGCAACCCCTGAGGAGATCCAGGACTTCCTCTCACGGGCGAACGCACTAGCTAAGGCCGACCCGACGGTAACGACAAAGACGACCGACTACAGTGCGGCAGACCCAGTTACGGGTATGCGCACCCAGAACGATCGCAACGTCAGCAAAACGGGTGGCTACGGTAGCGCGGGCGACCTCGCCGCAGAGGCTAACAAATCTGCCAACACCCCGGAGGCCGGTGCTTACGAGGCTGCAGCCTTCTACGCGCCGATGCTTTTCAAGGCCCTAGCCTCTCCCGTCTAAGAAGGTGAGCTATGGCTAACCCCACGAGTGGCGAGAACCGGAGCACCCCGAACCCCGGCAACAGGGCTGGCTTCACTGCCGAACAGCTGCGTAACGCAGCCATCATCGCAGGCGTAGGCCAAAGCCTGGGCGTCGGTGCCAGGGGCATTCAGATCGCCATTATGACTGGCCTGATGGAGAGCGGTCTTCGTAACGTCAACTACGGAGACCACGATTCGCTGGGCATCTTCCAGCAGCGAGGCCCCTGGGGCTCACGGTCCCAGCGGCTGAATGTCGGCGCGTCTGCCAGGATGTTCTTCACTGGTGGTGCTGGCGGCCAGCGTGGCCTCATGGATATCAACGGCTGGCAGAACATGGACATGGCCCGTGCCGCGCAAGCGGTGCAGGTGTCATCGTCCGGGAACTACGGTCCACGTCAGGATGACGCTGGACGCCTGATGGCGGCAGCTGGCGTCACTCCGTACACCACCTCTGGACCCGGTGCCGGGCCTGGCGCGGGTCAGCCGGTCACCGCGTCGGAGATACCTAACGTACCTGTCAACGCTAACCTCGGCACTGCATCCCTGTTGCCTAACGCCACAGACAAGATGCTCGATCCGATGACGACCGCGATGGACAAGCTGCTGGGCTCAACGCCCGGTAGCTCCCAAGGCCCCAGTGGGGCTGCCGGTGTAGCCGCACCCACGGATGCCCTCGGCATCCAGGCCGGCGACAAGCCCATTCCCTATACCAACGTCCCTGCGTTCAACGCAGCCTCCTTCACTCAACCGAAGCCGCTGGCTAACGCCTCGTGGAATCAAGGTGGCCCGGTAGCCGACGGTGGCGTGACGGGGGTCCGGTCACAGGTCATCAACCTGGCGAGGTCCCAGATCGGTGTGCCGTATGTCTTCGGTGGTACCTCTTGGGGCCAGGGCCTGGACTGTTCGAGCCTCATTCAGGGTGCGCTCACCAGGGCCGGTATCAAGAACGCCCCACGGCTCGCTGGCCAGCAGGCACAGTGGGGAAGGCAGGTCCCGATCAATCAACTCAAGCCCGGTGACCTCGTTTCCTACAGCAACGGCGCTGGCGGCTATGCCGATCACATCGTCCTGTACATCGGCGGGGGAAAAGTGATCGAGGAACCGCGACCGGGCCTGTCTGCCCGGATACGCAGCCTCGGTGGCTCGTGGGATAACTCGCACCACATGACTGGCATTTCGCTTGCCCAGTATTACGGTAACTAGGAGGCGTCATGCCGGCATCTACCGGACCGAAGTTGGACGAGCAGACCCTAGCTGCCCAGTATGGCTGGTCAGCATCGTTGCTGAACTCCAACCCTGAACTCAAGAACCTGTTCCACCAGGCGGTTGCTGGGACGTGGCAGGAAGCCAGGTTCGTTGCTAAACTCCGCGACACGCAGTGGTACCGCACACAATCAGCATCCACCCGTTCCATGCTGGTCTTGCAGTCCACGGACCCCACGGAGTGGAAGTCCCGCGTCAACCAGATGCGACTGCATCTCAGGAACGTCTTCACCGCACAGACGGGCCACGCACCGCCGTCTGCGTGGCTGACAGAGAAGTCGTCCGAAGCCCTGATGATGGGGTGGACGGACGAACAGGTCACCGGCCAGGCTCGCAACTCGGTCAACTACGCCTTGCAGATCAAGCGCCAGACGCTCGGCGGCGAAGCCGGCGTCATGGAAGACAACGTGCGCAAGTACGCACGGCAGATGGGTGTCGATATCGGCAACGACTGGGTTAGCTCCCAGATCACCAACGCCATGCATGGCGGGCAAGACGAGAGCGGCATCCTCGATTCGATTAAGAAGATGTCCATGTCCAAGTACCGCGCCTTCGGCACGGACATTCAGGCTGGTGCCACGATGGCTGACATCGCTGCACCGTATCAGCAGATGATGGCGAAGGAACTGGAGATTTCCCCAGACTCCATCGCACTGACGGACAACAAGATCAGTCAGGCGCTGACCGCCGTCAACAAGGACGGCAGGCCGGAACCCAAGCAGCTCTGGCAGTTCCAGCAGGACCTGCGCTCGGACCCGCGCTGGGACAAAACGCAAGGGGCGCAAGATCAGACGATGACCACGGCACGCTCCGTGCTGAGCCAGATGGGGTTGGCTAACTGATGGCTCCTGCGTGGAACACGGCGGGCCTGTCAACGGCCAACCGCTCGGCAGCAGATGCGCTGCACTCCCTGTTCGCCTCGTTCGGACTGTCGTCCCTGTCCGGGAAGATCCTCAGCTACATCAAGGCTGGCGACAACGCCGATACGATCATGCTGCAGCTGCAAACCACGAAGGAGTGGAAGGCACGCTTCGCTGGCAACACGTACCGCGAGGCGCACGGTATGGCGGTTCTAAGCCCCGCTGAGTACCTGGCCACAGAATCCTCCTACCGACAGGTCATGCGCCAGCAGGGCCTGCCCTCAGGCTTCTACGACGACCCCTCTGACTTTGCCGGGTACATCGGCAAGGACGTCTCCCCCCAGGAGATCCAGACCAGGGCGCAGGCGTACTCGGACCTCGCCAACAGGTCTACAGACTTTGCCACGAAGCAGGCAATGGCCCAGAACGGGCTAGGCATGGGAGACCTTGCTGCCTACTTCATGGACAAGTCCCGTGCGGTTCCGTTGCTGCAGAAGAAGGTTGCCCAGATCGACGTCCAGACCGCCGCGAACCGGCAGGGCCTGGGTATTGATAACAACCGTGCCGCCTACCTGGCGTCCATTGGTATCAACAGTGCAACCGCAGAGTCGGGTTACGCAGCCATCGGGAAGATGCTGCCCGAGATGAAGAACCTGTCGAATGTCTACGGCATCGGCTACGACCAGAAGGCCGCAGAGAACGAGGTCTTCAACGGAGCACAGGCTGGCATCAACGGCCAGCGGCTCCGCTCACAAGAGCGGGCCACGTTCAACGGGTCAAGTAAGGGAAGCGTTGGTGGTAACAGTGGAAGCGGTGCGACCAGCTTCTAAGACGTGGGACTGGTGGCCGGTGTAATGCCGTTCACCCAGAGCCACTTCCTCGTACGGATCATTGAAGTGATCGTTAAGGTGCTTAACGCACTCAAAAGTGATCGCTAAGTAACACAGGGCACGTCACTGTCAAAGGTGACGCGCTCACTCCTGCCTAGACCTACCGGCCCGAAGGCAGCGTATCTAAGACCGGCAGCATGAGCCAGCCACACCAACCCCGGATGTGACTGCGGCGTGCGAATACTAAGGGAGTAGCGCTATGGCGCGGTACGAATACGACGATGACGAAGACAACACCGACGAGGCTGAAGACGAGACGCAAGCTCCCAAGGCCCTGCGTGAGGCACACAAGAAGCTCACCAAGGACTTCAAGGCTTTGCAGACCCGATTCGATCTGCTCGACGGTGAACGTCGAGAGTCATC